CCTGCCACGGCGGGAACTGGTAAATCTGTGTAACGAGGTGTCGGACGTATGGCGGGAAATGGAGCATTAGATCTTAGCATCCGCATCATGGGCAAAGTGGATCCATCCCTGACGAAAACCATAAGTCAGGTGAAGGGTCTGACTGGCTCGTTGGCGGGAGAGATGCGAGGCGTAAACTCCCTGGCATCCACGGTCACAAATGTGCTGGGCGTGGTCGGCAAAGCCGGTCTTGCGCTTGGCGCAACGTTGACAGGCGCTGTCGCTGCAGGCATTCAGAAAACCACAAACGAGGCTGTAAAGCTGGAAGCGCAGATGGCACCGGTCATGCGTTATGTGGACGGCCTTGCAGACAGTTCGGGCAAAGCGTCCGACCAGATGTCCGAAAATGGAAAGACCTATGCGCAAAACTATGCCGATATGGAGAACTACATCCAGCGGCTTAGCATGGAGATTCCGAGAACCACGGAACAACTTTCCACCATGAGCGCGGCTCTGGGTCAGTCTGGTAAGGGCGTTGACGAACAGACCACAAGCGGCATCCTGCGCGACACAGCCGTGGCCGCTACGGCTATGGATCTGGAAGACCGGACGGCCGGTGACTATATGGCCAAGTGGGAAGTTTCGTTCACAAAAAAGGACGAGAACGGAAACAAAGTCAATTACAGCCACGATGACGTTATGCGCCTGATGAACCAGATCAACTACCTGGGCGCAAACAATGCGACGACCGCCGCAGAAATCGCATCCAGCGTGAACAAATCGGCTTCTGTTGGCCAGCTGGCCGGTGTGGATCCATCGACTACAGCAGCCATTGCTACGGCAATGCAGGCTACCGGTGTTGACACGGAACGCACTGGTACTACGATTTCCAGAATCTACACCAACATCTCAAAGGGCGATAGCGCAACCAAGGCCCAAAAGGAGATGTGGGCAACGCTGGGATTCTCGGCATCTGGTGTGGCAAAGTCGATGCAGGAGGACGGAACAGGGACGCTGCAGAAAGTCTTTGCGGCTATCAATCAGCTGCCGGACGAAAAGAAGCTGGCCACACTGAACGTTCTGTTTAACCAGTGGGCGGTGGAAGGTGCAGCGAAGGTTACGAATAATCTTGACCTGCTGGAAAAAACGCTTTCTGAAGTGAGCGATGCAAACTACGACAACTACAAAAACAGTATGGAGCGTGAGTTTGCTATCAACAGCGGGACGCAGGAAAGTCTTGACATCATGCGCACCAATGCCAGAACGGTTCTGATGCAGGACGTTGGTGAGGCTTTCTTGCCCGCCCAAAAGGAACTGACCCGGATCCAGCTGGACTTCTACAAGGAAATCGACGAAAGCCTACCGGACTTGTCCAACCTGGTAACGTCGGTACTGCCGCTGCTACGCAATGCAGTGAACGGAATCGGGGACGCCGCAAAGGCGGCGCTGCCGTGGATACAGAAAGGCATCGACTACACAGCAGAGCATGGGCCGGAAGTGGCAGGAGCCATTACGGCCATTGTTGCGGCGCTGGGAGCCATGAGCCTTGCACCCGCGGCGTACAGCGCCGGAAGCACGCTGCTGTCCACGGTGGGAAACATCGTGATCGGAGGAAAGCCGAGCGGAGCGCCCGGCGGAACTTTCGGCGGCATCACGGTCAGAAACCTGCTGGGTGCATTGACCCCCACAAGCCTGATCCAGAAAACGGTGAGCGGCGCGGCATTTGCCGGGTCGAATGCCGGAATGTTCGCAGAAAATGCAAAGTACGGTGCACAGATGGCTGGCATCGGAGCACAGCAGCCAGCAACGCGCCTGGGCAAGATCGGGCAGACGTTGGACGGCGCTGGCGTGGGCATCTGGGCAACAATGAAGAACTTCAAGGGACTGCGCAGCGGAACCAAGAAGGGGCAGACCGGCTTTGTAAATGACGTTCTGGAAGCCAGCACGAACGGCGGTGTGCTCGGTCTGCTGAAAAACTCTGGACCCGGAAAGTACGTCACGGGTGTAGGCAGCGCTATAAGCGCACTGGGCAACACGGCCATCGGCAGCGGATTCGTAAAGGCGGGCGGCGTTGCAAAGCAGATCCTGTCCGGCATAGCGGGACCGAAGGGCATCAACTTCCCCGGCATCTTTGCCGGAATGAAATCCTTTGGCGGAGCAACCTTGTCTACGATGGGCGGACTTGGAAAGTCTGCACTCGGAAATATCGGAAAGGCCGGAGTGGGGATCCTCGCAAAAACGGGCGTCGTACAGCCAGGCAGAGGTAGAGCGCTCTGGCGTATGGCAACCAGCACGGTCGGCATGAACGGTCAGGATGCTCTTGCGCAAATGGGGTATATCTTTAGCCAGACGAAAGGCCCGGCAATTCTGGCGAACGCCAAAAACAAGGTGGTCGGCGGCGCAACAAAGCTGGCAGGCGGTGCAATCGGTACGGTCAAAAACGTTGGTCAGTTCGCTGGCGCGGGGTTGAATGTGCTGGGTTCTACCGTTGGCCCGGTGGCTGCGAAGCTGGGCGGCGGCTTTGTGACGCTGCTTGGAACGTTTGGACCGGTCATTACCGGTCTGGGCACGATGATCGCGGTGGTTTCCTTACTGGGAGACCATTTCGAGGACATCAGAAATATTGTCGGCACGGTATTTGGCGAAGGCGGCCTTGCCGTGTTCGACAAGTTTACCGGCAAAATCGCGGGTATCGGAGACCTCGCAAAGCAGGTGTTTGGTCAACTCTCCACCCCGGAGGGATTGCAGAGCATTCAGGAAAAACTATCCGGTTTCAGCATCGGAGGGCTGAACCTTGGCGACGTATTCGGCGCAATGACCCCGGCTATCCAGACGGTCGTGCCGCTGGTCCAGTCCTTTGCCGGTGTGTTCTCCCAGATCGTGGATCTGGGCGTGAACCACATAAAGCCGGTGCTGACGGAGATATTCGGGTTTGTTGTCAACGAGGGCATCCCGGCGGTTATACCGCTGCTGTCCACGGTGGTAAGCCTGGTGGGCACTACGCTGGTCAATGCCATCAAGGTGGCGGTAGACGTTGTGGGCAAGGTCCTGCCGGTGGTAGAGCCTGTGATCCTGGGTGTCATCGGATTTTTGAAGCAGATAGCTACAGTTGGTGTGAAGGCGGTCAACTTCATCATTGGAGCGCTGAACAAGATCCAGCTTAAAATCCCGGAAACACTGTTCGGCATCCCCGTCCCGGTCATCGGCGGCAAGTCTTTCGGCTTCAACCTCTCGCCCGTGTCAGTACCGGCGTTCGCCAACGGCGGCATGACGAAGGGACCGTCCATCGCTGGCGAGGCTGGTACGGAAGCAGTCATCAGCTTCCGGCGCGGCGTCCGGGAGAAGAACGTGGATACATGGCTGACGGCTGGCAAGATGCTGGGCGTTGGTCTGGGCGACCTGCTGGAACTGCCCGGCAGAAAGCCGAAGATGTTTGCAGATGGCGGCTTTACGGACGAAGGCACCAACCTGATCGACTTCCGCAAGGCACAGCGGCAGCAGCGGTTTAACCAGATCGCACAGAGTTTTGGCACTATGTTCCCGTCCGTTGCGGCGGGC